GTTCGAACAGGGCCGCGTTCTTGCGGACCACAGGGTCGTCGGAGGACACGATCTCGCCCTCCCGCACGATGCGCTGGCCCCACCCGAAGGTGACGCGGGCGCGAAGGGGTGATGCCATCGGGGACCTCCGAAGGGGTTCGGGGAGGGCCGGAGCCCTCCCCGCGGTGCCGGTGTTACGCGGCGGTCGTCAGGGTGAAGAGGCGGAACGCGTTGTCCACGAGGGAGTCAGCGCCGGTGCGCCAGAAGGCGAACCAGCCGCGGACCGCCTTGGGGAGGTTCGCGTTGGTGTCGAAGATGTGCGGCACGAACTCGACCGACATGCCCACGCGATCGGCGATGAGGTACTGGTTCCAGTCGCCGATGAGGAGCAGGTGGTTGACGGCCGTGGCCGCGGCGTCCACCGCCGAGTACGCGTCCATGTCCGACCACTCGTACAGCGGGTAGCCCAGCATCTGCGAGGGCTGGCCGCCGCCGAGGTCCGTGAGGAAGGCGTGGTAGTTGTTCGCCGTGGCGAACTGGCGGATGAAGTTGATGGTCGAGAGCTCCGCGGTCCACGCGACCCGGTTGCCCTTGCGCCAGCGGGCCGGCAGGGCGTTCAGTGTCTTGTAGATGTCCGCGACGGTCATCGCCTCGCCGGCCGACTGCGCGACCTCCGAGGAGCCACCGTTCAGGGCGGTCTCGATGCCGATGGGCTGGTTGGAGCCGGAGGCGCCCGACCAGAACATCGTGGAGTCGAGCCGGTCCTTACCATCGGCCAGCATCGTCAGGATGTCGCCCGCGAGGTTGCGGTAGTCCTGCGTGATGGCGATGGAGCCCTGGACGAACGCCCGGCCCTCGCGGGTCTGGACGGTCGGCTGGGCGAACGTCGGGCTGTCGTCGCTGACCTCGGCCAGCTCGGCGTCGTACGACGCCGTGACGCCCGCGCTCGACAGGCCGTTCCACGTATCCGTGGTGATGGTCTCCTGACGGGCCAGCCCGCGGATGGGGTTGATCGCGCCGTTGTTCGTCAGGATCAGGGTCGGGTCCAGCGTGAACGGGACACCGTAGCCGCCCGCGCTGTCCGACAGGGACATCGCCGTGCGGTACTCCTGGACCTGCGCGACCGCGGCCCGCTCCTCGTCGGTCCACAGGTTCATCGCACCCGCGAGGCCCTTGTGGAACGCCGTCTGGTAGGCCGTCGCGCCGGTTCGGAGGATGAGATTGGGGATGACACCCCGCACGTCATCGACCTTCTCCAGCTTGCGGAACAGCTCCTGCTTGTGCTCGTCCTCGATGAACGGCACGGACTCGACGCCCGCCTTCGCGCGACCGCGCAGCTCCGCGACGGGGGCACCGAAGCGCAGCTCGTTGAGGTCGAAGGGGTCCTTCTTGACGTTGACGTTGACCGACCTCCGCGCCTCGGCAGTGGCCGCGCCATCACCGCTCACGGCGGTCATGGACTGCGCGCGGGCGAGGACGGCGTTGCGGGCCTCGATGTCCTTACGCCGGGACTCCAGCGTCAGGCTCTCGGCGTCCAGCTCCTTGAAGCGGGCCTCCTGCTCGGGGGTCCACGTCTCAAGGGCGATGAGGTCGGCGACCTCGGGGGCGATCTCCGCGGCGCGCGCGGCGACCTGCTCGATGGTGTTCATCGTGGGGTCTCCAGTGATGCCAGCCTGATGAGGCGGGCGTGGACGAGCGCGCCCTTGGTGGCGCGCTGAACGGGGACCTCCGAGGGGGACGAACCGGGCTCGGCGGGTGCGCTGTCCGAGGGGGACGAACCGTGCTCGGGCAGTGGCTTGGGCTCATTCATCGCGCGCCACGCCTCGTAGGCGGCACGCGAGCGGACGCCCGCGGTCGTTGCCGAGTACGCCGGCCAGGTGACCGGTCCAAGCTCGAACAGCTCGACCTCGCGCAACGTGCGGACGTTGTTGTTGCTGGGCTTCGCCGGGTCCTCGTCCTTGACCGAGAACCGGAAGGACATGCCGTCGAGGGCGCCGGATCGGAGAGAGGCGACGAGGTCGCGGTTGTAGGACGTGTCGTCCAGCGGCACCTCGACCCACAGGCCGCGCTTGTCCTCGCGCATGACCTCGGGCTTGCCCAGCGGCTTGTCGCCGATAGACGGGTCGAAGCCGTGGTTGAACAGGACCTTGACCTTGTCGCCCTGACGGGCGAGGGTCCGGGAGAAGGCTCCAGGCGCGATGCGCTCGGTGAACCGGCCCTCCCAGGAGTCGATGACGGTGTCGGCGTTGAACACCGCGGCGTAGCCGACGAGGGTGCCGATGCGCCCGTCATCGCTGTTGCCGTCAGCCGACCGAACGGTCACTTCGGCATCCCGGACACCGACCATGCGGAAGAGGTCGGCGCGCGGTGCGCTGGAATCCGTGGGCATCGCGGCCTCCTTCGGGGCATGGCGAAGCGCCCGCCTTCATGCAGACGGGCTGGGGTGGGGGATGGGCTAGGTCAAGGCGCCAAAGAACCAGTCCTCATCGGACTGCTCCTCCGCCTCGGGCTGGCGGTTGATGAAGTGCTGGGGGAGCCACCCAGCCTCGGGCGCCTCGGCGTCCTCCGCGACCGGTGGGAAGTAGGTGTCCGGGAAGTAGTCCCCGGCGAACATGCCGCGGGGGAACATGCCTACGCTCCGTCGAGGGTGACCGCGGAGCGGTTGCCGGCGCTCGTCACGGTGGCCGTGATGCGGTCCGTGGTGCCGTCAACGCCCTTGATCGTGATGGTGGTCGTGCCCGCGCCGGACAGCTCACCGGCCAGTGCGGCGGCCATGACACGCAGGAGCTCCGCGGCGGTGTAGCTGCCCTCGATGACCTCGGTCCACGGGTTGGACCCGGAACCCGCGTCGTTCAGCTTCTCGCCCATCGTGCCGACCGCGTTGTTGCTCGCGGCGACGGCGTTCCAGACGGACGTGGCAAGCGCCTCGGGGCTGAGTTCCGTGAACGGCTGGATGTCCGCGGTCATGTTGCCGGTGGCGTAGCGCGTGGCGGCCAGGGTGCCGCTTCCGGTCAGCCCTGCCGTCGCCCAGGCCAGCGCGTCGATGGTGGCCGTGACGGAGCCGCTGCCGCTGATGGACGCGACCGCGTTGAGGATGGCGACGATACTGCCGGTGGCCGAGCCGGAGCCCGTGAGCGCGGCGACCGCGGAGACGATCAGGGCGCCCGTGGCGGTCAGGTCGCCCGAGCCTTCGAGGGCTGCCACGGCGTTCTTGCCCATCGCGCCCGTGGCGGTGATGGAGCCGGTGCCGGTGATGATGTTTCGGCTCGCCATGCCGCCAGCGTTCAGCGGCAGCACCCAGACGTAGGGCGGGCGGTAGCCGTCAGGGACGCCCGAGAGCGGGTCCCAGCCGGAGCCGGTGAACCCCGCCCGGTGGTGGCTGGCCTTGTTGCGGTCGCCGCGGTTGTGGCCCAGCCCGATGGCGCCCCCGCCGATGTCCCTGCCGGGGCTCTTGGAGAGGACGGAGTAGTTGCCGATGAGCGCCACGGCTCAGGACCAGCCAAAGTCCAGGTGCCCGAAGAAGCCGGACGTGACCGGGGTGGCCGCGCCCGCGTACATGAGCCACACGAGGCACGCGCCGTCGTAGACGCGGGGCATGGACGGCATCTGGTTGACAAGGTCGCGTTCCGCAGCCACGCCGATGGTGGTCATCGGGAGCGTCAGCAGCGGGCGGCACAGCACGAGGTTCGTGGTGCCGGAGGTATGGGTCACGTTGTAGTTGAACTGCTCCACCAGCCGGATGCCCGCATCGCCCGCGGCCTTCGGGATGAAGGGGCCGAACTTGCCCGCCGCGGTGCCGCTGTACTCGATCTGACCGATGGGCGCGGTCGCGTTGCTGATGGGCAGCGTCGTGGGCGTGGTGTTGCCCGTGTTACCCGCGCTGTCGGTGTAGGTCAGCTGGATGTTCGGCGTGCCCGCGCCGAGCGCCACCGACGGCGTCAGCAACGCCTCGACGCCGACGCCATTGGACGGGGCGCGGTCGATGTACATGGTCGCGGTGTGCGTGCCGCTGCCGGTGTCGCTGGCGGCCACGTAGGTCGCCGCGTACAGGTTCGTCAGGGACGTGGCGAGGTTGCCCGTGGTGGCAGCGGTCCGGTTCCAGTAGTAGTTGGTGTTCGTGCTGAGGCCGGTCGGGAGGGCGCCGCCGCTGTTCGTCAGGCGGATGCACGTCCCGGTCTGGATGTCCCAGCCCGCGGCGATCGTCAGCACGGTGGGTGAGGCCGCGGTCGCGGTGAACGTCTTGCTGTTGACGAGCGCCTGGTTGCCGGTGGTCGTGGTCGTGGTGACCGGGTACCAGCCCAGCATGTCCACGAGCATGAACACCGCGGGCATCGTGGTCGCCGCTGCGCTGAACGCGGAGGCGTTGAGGATGTGCTTCGTCTCGGGGGCCACGTCGCCGCCGTGGTAGATGGCGCCCTGCGTCCGGTCGGTGGCCGCGTGCCACGCAAGGTTGGTGCCGACCGCGCCCAGCGTCATCGCGGCGGGGTTGCCGGTGGCGTGGGGGAGCGCGTACCAGGTGCCCGCGGCCTGCGTGCCGGTGGCGTGGGTCAGCTTGTTCCAGTCCGCGCGCCAGAACTTGCCGTCCACGGTGACGGACGAGACGAGGTCATCGAGGGAGCTGAACCCGGCCATGTGTTCCTCCTAGGTCCAGCAGACCGTCAGGTCCCCGAACAAGGGGACGCCCGTCAGTGAGCCGTTCGGACAGGTGACGATGTTGAGGTAGGCGTCGTCCACGATCACGGGCATCGAGGCGCCCGCGTCGAGGAACCAGTCCTTCTCGGTGGGGGCGTCGATGCCTCGGACGGTGAGGTCCGCGAGGGGCTTGACGAGGACCAGCGTGAACAGGCCCACGTCCGTGCCCGCGACGCAGGTGACGGACTCGATGGACCGGACGCCCGTGTCGCCAGCCTGGAGCGACAGGAACGGGCCGAACCGACCGGTGCCGGTCTGCTGGGTGGTGAGGATGGTCCCGTTCACCGCGATGGCCGTGGACATCGTGTGGGTCTGCGACACGCGGCCCGCGACGCCTTCGCTGTTGGTGTAGGTCATCGAGAACGAGTCGCCCGCGAGCCCGTGGGGCGCCACGAGGACCGCCATGACCTGCACGCCCTCGCCGTCCGTGTACCGGGTCAGCGTCTGGGTGTTCGTCAGGGCCTGCGCGTCCGTGGTGCCCATGTCCACGAAGGGGTAGAACATCAGGTAATCCAGCAGGTAGAGCCGCTGCGGGACGCCCGCTGCCGCCGACACGATCGCCGTCATCCGGCGCAGGTACTTGGTGGACGGGCTGACGTTCGGACCGTGACGCAACCCACCGTCCGCGCGGCTGAGGGTCTGCGCGGTCAGCGGGGTGGCGGCGTAGTACTGCGGGGCCGGGTTGCCCGGCGACATGGAGTAGTCGTAGAACGTGCCGGCGCCCGTGACGACGGCTGGCACCTTGCGGTAGCTGACGTAGTGCGTCTGCCCGTTCAGCTCCGCGTCGGCCAGCGCGCCGACGTTAGCGAACCCCGACATCCGAATGCCCTTCCAGCGTGGAGGTCATGTCGGCCACGATGGCGGCGTCACAGGTGCAGGACCGGACCACGACGCGGCGGTCGCCCTCGCCCAGCACCGCGATGACCGCGCCGCACTCCGCGCAGTGGTACATGCCTACGCCTCGGTGACCGTCAGCGCTCCGATGGCGAACTGCGGCTGGATGCCGGAGGACACCGCCAGGGACGCGGACAGGGCGCCACTCCACAGGATGTCCGAGGTGCCGGACACCGCGGTCGTGATGCTGACATACGTGATGGTCTCGGAGCCGCTGGAGCACTGCGGGAACTGGATGAGGGCCGCGTTGCTCACGGTGTCGCCGCTCACCGTCCAGCCTGCGCCGGACCGGGCCACGGCCTGGCGGGCGTAGGAGCCGTAAGCGCACTCGGACGTTGAGGCGTTGCCCGCGTCGCCGGGGTCACCCGTGTGCAGTGCGACGTAGAGGCTGCCCGCTGCGGCGCTGTTCTGGAGGCCGCCGGCATCACCGATGTTGGCCCAGTCGGTGTTGTTGAAGACCAGCGTCAGGAACGCGGTCTCCGCGGCGTTGCTCTTGGACATTGGTTCTAGGCCTCCGCGTCCTGTTCGATGTCGATGGCTTCTGCGATCCCGCCCTTCTCGGTCCGCTTGGTCACCTTTCGGCGCGTCTCGCGGGCGGGCATGGACGCGATGTGGAGCGTGTCGGGCGTGGTGACGGTGACCGAGGCGGGCGCCACGTCCACGCGGTTCTCGACGGTCACCGGGGTCGGCTCGATGGTCGTGTGGTTCTCCACGGTCACCGGGGTGGGCGCCACGGTCGTATGGTTCTCGACCGCGACGGGCGACGGCTCCACGCGGTTCTCGACGGTGATGGCGCCGGGGGTGACGTGGACATCGCCCGCTTCGAACGTGACGGGCGGCTGATGGTTGTGGATGACCACCTGCTCCCGCTGGTCACCGCGGGCGAGCACCGCGAGGGCAAGCGATCGGGCCGGGTCATCGGGCGTTGGCGACGATGCCACGGTGCCAGGCGCTTGCAGCTGGACCGAGAACAGGCCGGAGTGCTTGCCGACCAGCGCCGAGAGGTTCCCGGTCGCGACCGCGAGGACCGCGGCGTCGGCGGTGAACCCGGCGTCCACGAGGTTGCGCACGGCGATCGCCTGCGTCTGGGCGATGTCGGCGGCATCCTTCATGTCCTCCTGGAGGAACGGGATGTCGCGGTCGTCGTACCAGAGCTCGGAGCCCGCGGGGACCTGCACGAACGGGGCGAGCGCGGCGCATGCGGACCGCCACAGCGGACGCATCGTCAGGTCCGCGAACCGGCGTCGAGCGGCGGTGTAGTTCCCGGCGTTCAGGCTGGATCCCGCGAGGCCCTCGCTGATGCCGAGGACGACGGCCGGGATGCCCGCGGCCACGGCGATGCGGGTCTCCCCGGCACCCTGCACGGCCTTGAGGTCGGCCTGCTGGAAGTCCTTGCCGACCCCCGCGAGCGTCGTGCCGGCAGGGAGGTATACGGTGCGCCAGGCGTTGCGGACGCCGACCTTCTTCTTCTCGAACGCATCGACCCATGCGTCGTAGGCGTCGGGGTCGAGGGCATCACCGAAGGTGACGACCGCGTTCGGGGTCGCGGCGTTCTCGTAGAACTTCAGCTTGTGCAGGTTGGTGGCGTTGTCCGCCATCACCTCGCGGACGATGGGCGTGAGCCACGACATGCCACCGCCCCAGCCCGACAGCGGGTCGTCCGCGGTCTTCCAGTGCCGGAACTCGCCCGACAGGTAGACGATGCCGCGCTTCGTCCGCTGGTAGCCGCCGGGATGGTAGACGAGGCCGATGACCTCGCCGTCCGGGATGGCCTGCTCCGAATCGACCGGCTCGTGCATGGAGCCGATGACGGGCTGCGTCCAGTCCGGGCGCAGCAGGCGCAGGCCCTCGGGGCTCTGGACCACCCAGGCGTTCCCACCGAAGTCGGCGTAGCCGATCATCCGGTTCAGGAACCCATCGACCGACGCCTCGCCGGGGAATCGCTCGAGGACGCTCAGCTGCGGACCGCCGAACAGCTCGCCGTCCACGAAGCGCCGGAACTTGAATCGCGCCTCCGAGAAGATGGCGGCACGGGCGACGGCAGCGGCGAACACGATGCCGTTGGAGGCGTAGGCGTTCGCGACGTAGCTGGGGAAGTCCACCGGCGCGGGCTGATCGATGGTCCCGTAGGTGGTCGTCGGGAAGCGCGTCGTCTGGGAGGTGACCCACGACACGTACTGGTCGAAGGTGAACCCGGACGGGAAGGTCGAGCGCGTCGGCTGCTGGTCCACGCCGAACCACGACGCGGCCGCCCTATCAAGCATGTCGGTCAGGCCCATCGCACCCACGGCTCCTTCGGCTTCTCTGGTTGGATGCGTGCCTGGTCGTGCGCCATGAAGGCACAGATGGCGAGGTCGATCTTCTGGCCGCGGGCGACCTTGACGATCCGCTGCCCGCGGCTGTCTTCCTTGATGGTCGCGTTGGCGATGTGCCGCGCCATCCGCGGGTCACCGTCGTGGGTGACGCGCCGCTTCTCCGGGTGGCCGTTCTTGACGGCCTCCGCGCTTTCGACCACCGCGGCGTAGAACTCGCGGATGGCCGGCACGGTGCGCGGCAGCGTGTTGGGGTACTCGATGACCGGCCATCCCCTGTCGCGCCACCTGGTGGCCTGTGCGCGCCACTGTGCGGGGTCCATGACGATGGCCGTCACCTTGCGGCTTGCCATCAGGCGCTCCATCGCGTCCTCGACCAGCTGCTCCTCGATGTGGTCGCCGGTCAGGTGCGGCTCCCACAGTTCGACGGTGAACAGGTGCGGGGACTGCCCGACGGTCGCCCCGGCGATGCCCGTGGAGTCGTTCGTCCACGATCCGTCGAACGACACGACGATGGGCTCGTCGGGCCTGACGACGCGGGCCGGGTCGGCGCACGCATCCCATGCGCCGAACGGCAGCCACGAGGTGGACGCGGCGACCCACTGGTTCCGGCGCTTGGTGCGGTACTCGTTCTCGGGGGTGGCCGGCGGAAGGGCGCTCCGCATATCGGCCGGGTCAAGGATCGTGCCGAGCGACGGGTTGGCCTCGCGCCACCCCTGCTCATCGTCCGGGGGGCTGTTCGGGTCGGTCGGCTCCCACCACGCCATGTAGTAGGTCGAGTCCCTGACCTCGCCGGTGGCGATGCGCTTGCCGAGGTCGTAGAGCTGGTGGGCGATCGTCGGCTGGCCGAACCTGTCCACCCGCACGCCAGCCGTCGTCACGATGACCATGAGCGGGTCGAGACGAGCGCCCATCGCCAGCGACATCACGTCGTAGAGCTCGCGGTCGGGCGCGGCGTGCAGCTCGTCGTAGATGACCGTGGATGGGCTCAGGCCCTCCTTGGTGAACGCCTCCGACGACAGGGCGCGGTAGATGCTGCCGGTCGCCTTGTGTTCGAGCGCGTCCCGGTACAGCGTGACCTCGGCCTTCAGGTCCGGGTCCATCTCCACCATGCGCTTCGCGGCCGTGAAGATGAGCTTCGCCTGGTCGCGATCGGCGGCGCAGCTGTAGACCTCGGAGCCCTCGCCCTCGACCAGCAGGCCGTACAGCGCCAGGATCGCCGCGAAGCCTGACTTGCCGTTCTTGCGGGCGGTGCCCACCATCGCACGGCGGTGACGCCTCCGGCCTGTCTGCGGGTCGCGCGCATAGATGCGCTCGATGACGTGGCGCTGCCACGGTTCCAGCACCATCCGCTGTCCGGTCGGGCCCGCGATGCTGTCCTTGGTGATGCGCGCATACGCCTCCGCGAAGTCGATCACCGACGCGGCGTCACCAGCGGCGATGGCATCGACCGGCACGGGCGTCTCCCACCGGGGGAGGATCAGACCGCCTTGGCCCGGTTCGCGCGGATCCGTTCGAGTGCCGACTGCGCCTTGACCTCGGCCACCCCGAGGCGACCGCGATCGCTGGGCGTCAGGCCGAGCAATGACAACCACTTCGTGATCTGTGCCTCCGTGGTCGCCAGTGCCCCGCCGGCCGGGTTCTGGTAGGCGTAGCCCTTGTCGGTGTAGAGCACCCATCCCTGCGATGCCAGCTCGGCCAGCAGGTGCGCGCGTCGGTCGATGGCTTCGCACAGCAGGCGCAGGTTGCGTAGGTCGCTCGGCCCGATCCACGACGCGTTCGCCAGGATGTGCCGCCACTCCTGCGCCCCTTCGTCCTGGAGCGTGTCGGGAGGCTCGAGGGTGGGCGTGACAGCCTGCACGACCGTGAGCGCCGCAGGTGTCCGGTCAGCGCGAGCCGTGCCGCGCAGCTTCTTGATCTCGGTCGGGGTCTTCGGCGGTCCGCTCATCTCGAAACCCCCACCCCCTCAACCTGACAC